TATGCTTTTAATCATTCATCAACTTTGTCTGATGATCAAACAATTAGTAATGCAGTATTAGCAGGACCAGTTACAGTAACTGGAACTCAAACAATAACAGGAACGGTAGTAGTAGTTTAATGTCAAAGATAGAAGTAAATGCAGTCGAACCACAATGCGGAACTACCTTAACACTAGGTGCTTCTGGTGATACGGTAACTTTAGGAAGTGGTGCTAGTCAATCTGGTTTTGGGAGAACAGGAACTGTAGATTGGCAGACAACAACTAAAACAGGAAATTTTACTGCAGCAAATGGAGAGGGTTATTTTGTTGATACTACATCAAGTGCTGTAACAATGACTATGCCATCTGGTTCAGCAGGTGCCATAGTTTCAATACAAGATTACAATAAAACTTTTGATACAAATAATTTTACAATTACACCTGCAAGTGGAGAAAAAATTAATGGTGGTGTTGCTAGTGCTAGTTTAACAATAACAACAGAAGGTCAAGGTTTAACTTTTGTTTATGTTGATTCAACAGTTGGTTGGAAAACAGTTCACGAAAATGAATTTACATTAGGTGGATCAAATTTTATATCAGCTACAGGAGGAACCATTACAACATCTGGAGATTGTAAAATCCACACATTTACAGGTCCAGGGACTTTTTGTGTTTCAACTGGAGGAAGTCCTACTAATGGTGTAGTTTCTTATATGGTTATAGCTGGTGGCGGTGGAGGTAGTGGTCATTATGGTGGTGGTGGCGGAGCAGGAGGATATAGAGAATTTAAAAGTCCAGTAACGCCTTATACTGCTAGTCCTTTAGATGGTAATCCAGGAGGAACATCAATATCAATTACAGGTGCTGCAGCTTTTCCAATTACAGTCGGTAGTGGAGGTGCTGGTGGTTCAAAAGTTAACTGTGGTTCAGGTAAAGGAACTTCAGGATCAAATTCAATTTTTTCAACTGTAACATCTACGGGTGGTGGTGGAGGTGGTAATGGAACTGCGGGTCCAAACGCTCAAGCTGATGCCTTTGACGGAGGTTCAGGAGGAGGAGCTGGGACAGTTCCAGGAGGAGGAAGTGGTTGTGCTGGAGCAGGTAACACCCCTCCAGTTAGCCCATCTCAAGGCAATAATGGAGGCACTGGTAATAGATGTGCATCAACACACACTCACGGAGGTGGTGGTGGTGGAGCATCCGCAGTAGGACAAAATGCTGGTGGGTGTAGTCAAGCTGGACCATCTCATGGTTCAGGAGGTGCAGGAGTAACAAGTTCAATTAATGGAACTCCAACTGCAAGAGCTGGAGGTGGAGGAGGAAGTGTAAATTCAGTTCCTACAAACCCTGTTGGAGGAGCTGGTGGTGGTGGAGATGGTGGAGCTCCAGGAAATACTTGCGCTAGTAGTGTTGATGGAACTGCAAATACAGGTGGCGGTGGTGGTGGAATAAATGGTAATAATCCAATGCCTGATGGTGGAACTGGTGGTAGCGGTATAGTAATAATAAGGTATAAATTTCAATAATTATGACAAGTACAATTAAAGTAAATACAATACAAAATGCATGTGGAGCAGACATTATAAAAGAGTCTAGCAACACTATAACTATTGGTGCAAGTGGCGATACCGTTACTCTTGCATCAGGTGCATCACAAACAGGTTTTGGTAGAACAGGGACTGTTGATTGGAATACTACTAAAAAAACAGCTAGCTTTACAGCCACAAACGGTGATGGATTTTTTGTTGATACAAATAGTAGTGCTATAACTGTAACTTTACCTGCGTCTCCAAGCGCAGGAAATATTGTAGCCGTAAAAGATTACCAAGGAACTTTCAGTACTAATGCCTGCACTATAGCAAGAAATGGTTCTAATATAAGAGGTGAGGCTTCAAATTTTGTTTTAGAAAAAAATAATGCAGGTGCAGTTTTTATTTATGTTGATGCAACAGAAGGTTGGCAAGTATTTTTAGACGGGTCAAATTCTGATGCTCAGGCTTCTTTTATATGTGCTACCGGAGGAACTATAACTCAATGTGGAAATTTTAGAATTCATACTTTTACAGGACCTGGTACTTTTTCAGTTTCATCATTAGCTGATAACACAGCTCTTAACAATGTAGATGTTACTGTGGTAGCAGGTGGTGGCGGTGGTGGCGCAAAGCATAGAGGTGGTGGCGGTGGAGCTGGAGGATTTAGAGAAACAAAATGTTCTACAGTATCTGGATGTTGGACAGCATCTCCTTTAGCTTCAGGTACTTCAATACCAGTTACAGCAACAAATTTTCCAATTACAGTAGGTGGTGGCGGTGCTGGAGCACCTGCACCTGGTTTAGCACAAGGAACTAGTGGAGTAAATTCAGTTTTTAGCACAGTCACAGCAGCCGGTGGTGGTGGCGGTGGAGGTGGATTTCCTGGATGTGCAAGTCCTAATAGAGCAGGTCTAAATGGTGGATCTGGTGGTGGCGGTGGATCAGGTAGTGCAGATTGTAGATCAGGTGGTTCAGGTAACACTCCTTCAGTAAGTCCTCCTCAAGGTAAAGATGGTGGACTAGGAAGAGGTGGTGGTAACCAAACAGGTGCTGGTGGCGGTGGAGCAACAGTAGCAGGGACTGCAGGCCCACCTAGTGGTAGTGGCACATGTGGTGTAGCACCAGGAGGAGCAGGTGCAACAAATACAATTACAGGATCTCCAGTAGCAAGAGCTGGTGGAGGCGGTGGAGGTGGAGGATGTTGTACATCTGGTGCTTCTGCCGGTGGAACAGGAGGCGGAGGTGCAGGTGGAAGTGGTCCCCCTGTTCCTAGCGCTAGTGCTGCAGTTGCAGGAACAGCCAACACTGGAGGCGGTGGAGGCGGTGCAGGAGCACCCGCAACAGGATCAGCTGGTGCAGCTGGTGGATCTGGTGTAGTAATAATAAGATATAAATATAAAAGTAATTAATTATGAGTGAAGTAAAAGTAAATAAAATTAGTCCAAGAACAAATTGTGGTACAGTTCAGTTAGGAGATAGTGGTGACACTATTACAATTCCTGCTGGTGCAACAATCACGAATAATGGAACGCAGACAGGTTTTGGTAGAACAGGAACTGTAGATTGGCAGACATCTATTCAAACATCTGCGAGTTTTACCGCAGTAAATGGTCAAGGATTTTTTATAGATACGTCTAGTAATGCAATTACAGCAAATTTACCAGCAGGAACAGCGGGATCAATTGTTGCTTTTGCTGATTATGCAAGAAATTTTGCAACAAATAATTTAACAATAACACCAAATGGATCTCAAAAAATAGGTGGAACTGCTGCAAGTACAAAATTAGATGTAAATGGGCAAGCAGCAACTTTTGTGTATGCGGATGATACAAAAGGTTGGGTCAACGTTCAAAATTCAGAGGACACTGAGGTGGGATCAGCATTTATAACGGCAACCGGAGGAACAATCACAACTGTTTGTACAGATTTTAAAGTTCATACATTTACAGGTCCAGGCACATTTTGTGTATCACAAATTTCAAATGTATCTGCTAACAATCAAGTTTCATATGTGGTGGTTGCTGGTGGCGGAGGTGGTGGAGAAAATAGAGGCGGTGGTGGCGGAGCCGGCGGTTATAGAGAAGATAAAAGTCCAGTAACACCCTACACAGCAAGTCCTTTAGAAGGAGCAGGTGCTATATCAGTTACTGCAACAGCTTTTCCAATAACAGTAGGAGCAGGTGGAACAGGTACTTCTTGCGGTAATACTCAATCAACTAGTGGTGCAAATTCAATTTTTTCAACGATAACTTCAGCTGGTGGTGGGTTTGGTGGAAGTAAAAATGCACCTCAAACAACTGGTAGCAATGGAGGTTCTGGTGGTGGTGGAATGGGTGCTGATGGAACAGGAAGTTCTGGTGGTTTAGGAAACCAACCCCCAGTTACTCCAGCTCAAGGAAGACACGGTGGCACAGGAGACGGTAGTTCAAATGGATCTGGAGCAGGTGGTGGAGGAGCTGGTGCTGAAGGTGTAAATGGATCTTTTCCAAATGGAGGAAATGGTGGAGCCGGAGTTACATCATCTATAAATGGAACACCGACTGCAAGAGCTGGAGGTGGCGGCGGTGGTGGTTGGACAGGTGGTGGAGGCACTGGTGGATCTGGCGGTGGTGGTAATGGAGTTCGAACAACACCTACTGATAATGCTACTAATGGAACAGATAATACAGGTGGTGGAGGTGGTTCAGGACCTGCTTCAGGACCTGCTGGTAAATCTGCTAATGGCGGTAGTGGTATAGTAATAATAAGATATAAATTTCAATAGTTGAATGATAATTAAAATTAATATATAAGGAGAAACATTATGGCACATTTTGCAAAGTTAGGAGCTAACGGAAAAGTTATCCAAGTGTTAACTATGGATAATGATAAGATGTTAAATGCTGATGGCGTTGAAGATGAAACAGTGGGTCAACAGTGGTTAGAAACACACAACAACTGGCCTGCACAAATGTGGATTCAAACTTCGTATAATACAGCAGGTAATAAACATAATTCAGGTGATGATTCAAAAGCATTTAGAGGAAACTATGCAGGTATTGGTTATGAATGGGATGAAGATAACAATATCTTTTGGCCTAAAAAACCATATGCATCTTGGGTAAAAGATACTACAACTGCATCTTGGAAGTCACCAATTGGTGATGCCCCTGCATTAACAGCAGAACAACAATCACAAAACGAAGCTGCTACTCATATGTGGTCTTATGTTTGGAATGAAGAAGGCCAATCCTGGGACTTGACAGACTCAATGGCATAAATTAAAAAGGTATGTGGTATGCAAAAGAAAGTATTATCTGAAATAGCGTTATATTATGGTGATGTGGCAATGCCCAAAGATTGGGACATTGACCGAGATAAATTACAAAACGATATTTTAAAATCACAAATTACAGGCTCACCTTTTCCATTTTCACGAACTTGGGATATGTTAAATACTTATATGAGAGATCATATAAATTTAAAATATGAACTTATTTTAGTCAACAAAGAGATGTGGGGTAATATATATAAACCTCAAGAAGTTACAATTCCATTACTTAATATTGATCCAGTAGATTTACGAAACTCACCAGACTTTACATTACTGTACGGTGTGAAAGTTAAAGATTGTATGGTTAGAATACATTATGAAGATAACAGACGTAAAGGTAGATCTTGGGATATACCGTTAAAAAATAATCAATTTATAATGTTTCCATCAACAAATATGTATTACCTAACTAATAATCAAAAGGATAGTTTAAATTTTGTACAAACTATAACGTATGAATATATCTAATTATTATTGGTATTTTACTGGTGTTCTTACACCTAAATTCTGTGATGAAGTAATCAAATATGCTAATGCACAAAAAGAAGTTATGGCTAGAACTGGTGGCTATGGTGATAAAAAATTAAACAAAGAAGAAGTTAAGAATTTACAAAGAAAAAGAAAATCAGATTTAGTATGGTTAAATGATACTTGGATATATAAAGAATTACACCCATATGTTCACGAAGCTAACAGAAACGCTGGTTGGAATTTTGATTGGGAAAGATCTGAGTCTTGTCAATTTACAAAATATAAACATAACCAGTATTATGATTGGCACTGTGATAGTTGGGATAAACCATATGATCGAAAAGATCCTAACAATCCAGAGCACGGAAGAATTCGAAAACTATCTATGACTTGTCAGTTAACAGATGGTTCAGAATATAAAGGTGGTGAATTAGAATTTG